ACAATAGAGCGTCATAAAGGAAAATGGGCTGTTATGGATGGCTGTGCTTCGACTGACTGGAAACAACCCCGAATAGTGTTTGATACACGAGACGAAGCTATAGACGAAGCTCAAAAAATCCAAAGCGAAGAAATCATTGAATACGGCATAACATATATTGAACCAGTAAATAAGGAGAAACAATCATGAACGTAACACATATCCAAGAATACAACGGAAAATCTATCGTAAAATCAGGCGGTCTATATTACCTCACAGACGGCAGCGAAAAATCACTCACTGAACTCGTAGGCTACAGCACGATCAAAGACCTAGTAGAAGCTGACAAAAAAGAAGCTGCTGCTGAGACCGAGAGTAAACCAAAGGCTCGTAAAAAGAGTAAGTAATGAAACCACTTGAGTTCAATGCTGAGGTCAAACAGGTAAACGCTAAAAAAACAGCGTCACTTGATGTTACCTATAAATTGGAACTCATGACTGATGATGTATCGGTACTTGCCCTCGGTGCATTAGACGGAGATAAGATGATTAAGGTAAGTATTGAGGTGGTAGAGTGATGCCAACTGATAAACAGCGAAAGCTAGCAAAGAATATTATTGACAATGGTGGAAATGTATCTAGGGCTATGGTTGATGCAGGTTATAGCAAGGCATCAGCAAAGAACCCCCAGAAATATGCAAAGGCTCATGGTGTATTAGAGGCATACGCAGAGTATGGTCTTACAGAAGGCTTAGTGATTACCGCTCTAGTCGATGACATCAATGCAAAGCGTAAGAACAGAACAGCGGAGCTTAAACTAGCCTCTGATATTCTCGGACTTGCACAACCACAAAAGGTAGATATGACTACTAATGGTGAAAATATAAACAACCCATACAGTAGCTTGACACTTGATGAACTGAAAAAACTAGCAGGTAAATAATGCCTGAAATACCAGATAGCGTCAAACGTAACTCAGAGATAGAGCTTGCTAGACGCTCTTTTTGGTATTTTGAACAGGCGATGTACCCAGAAGTATTCAAAGACGATAGATGGCTGCTAAAAGACGTTGCAGAGAAGATGCAAGACTTCATAGAGGATAGCTCGAAACATTTTCTCGTTATTTCTCTACCGCCAGCACACTATAAGTCATTCCAAGCGAGAAACCTCATTCTATGGCTACTAGGCAGAGATTATCGTACTAGGATAATAAGTGCTTCAAACGCTCACGACCTCGCAGAGACGTTCTCAAGCCAAATCAGAGATACTATACTAGGCGTGGCAATGGGTAAAAACGGGATACCATATCCAGAAATATTCCCAGATACTCAAGTCAAGCAAGGGTATGCGACAAAAGCAAAATGGCAGCTGGCAGGAGTATCTCAGCCAACATACCTCGCCACAAGTCCTACAAGCACTCTTACTGGAAACAGAGCTGATTGTTTTACTGGTGATACGCTTATACATACATCAGATGGACTAGTCAGGATTGACGAACTACACAACGATAAACATCAGACCGACATCTTGACTTATAACCATACATCTAATAAAATAGAATATGAAAGACTTGTGGCGACACGCAAGATAAAAAGCCGCAAAGTGTATGAGGTTACATTAGATAATGGCAAGAGCTTCAGAGCAACCAAAGACCATAAGGTATACGTCGTGGGGACAGGCTATCGAACACTTGAGTGGATTAGAGAAAATGCCGCTAGAGGTACTGTTCAGCTGCGAGTATTGCGCGACACACTTCTCAAGGAAGCGGTACGAGGTGAACAAAGCTATACGCAAAGGGGCGAAGATACGGTTCTGTTCAATAAGCTGCATGGGAAAGCAAACAAACATCGAGAAGAGGACAAACTTTTGCAAGTGCGGCGAGTTTATAAGAATGTCAGGGGCGGTCTATTGCTCAAAGACTTGCTTCAAAAAATACAACTCGATGCGAAAGCTAGCAGACAAACATTGTCTAAACTGCTCAATCAAGTTCAGACCACGATCGCATCTAACAAAGTTTTGCTCAATGGAGTGCAAAAACAAGTACCACTCACAATCCATAAAGACGAAGAAATATGTGTCAAAATACCCCAAAGAGTTCAGGGATATGGCGAAGTCGATTATCGAAAGAGATGGGGATTGTTCAAAATGCCACTCGGTCAAGCTATTAAGCGTTCACCATCTCGATGGGGACAAGCTCAACAACAAACCAAACTATCTCATAACAATGTGCAGGAGCTGCCATACGGCAATGCATATGTTGTCGGCGTACAAGAATGTACCGATAGAGAAAGCGTATATGATATTCAAACCGAGAGTAACCACAACTTCTTCGCAAACGGTGCGCTAGTCCATAACTGCTTCATCCTCGACGATGTCGTTAGGAATGCTCTCGACGCTATGAATGAAGCTAACCTAGAGGCATACTGGACGTGGTTCAGAGATACACTATTCACTCGTACCGATGGCGATGACTATAAGTTCATTAGTGTTATGCAGAGATGGGCAAAGAGAGACCTCAGCGGACATATCATAGAGTTCTTCGGTGATGATGTAGAAGTGATTGATTACAATATTGAGACAGATGGCAAAATACTTGATGAAACAATCGTGAGTAGAGACAAGCTCAATACGATCAAAAAGACACTCAGCCCCGAGATATACTCCGCCAACTATATGCAAGAGCCGATAGACATAAAGGGGCGGCTATTTGATGACCTAGAGGAGTATGATAGTATCCCTCAAAGTAATGAACCAGTAAAAGCCTATGTAGATACTGCCGATACGGGTACTGACTATTTTTGCGGTATGGCGTATAAGTACATTGACGGCAAAGTATATATCCTACCTGAGATAGTATTCACTCAAGATAGTGCAGAGGCGACAGAGCCTATGACGGCTAAAATGCTCACCGTTCAAGAGGTAAGCGTGGCAACCTTTGAGAGTAACAACGGCGGTCGTATGTTCGCTAGAAACATAGAGCGTATCATGCAGGAAAACGGAAACCGCAAGACAGTAGTAGAGTGGAAGCCGACGACCTCAAACAAAGAGGCGCGTATCCTATCAAACAGTGCATGGGTGCAGCATAACATCTATATGCCTAAAGGTTGGAAATCCCTTTACCCTGAGATGGCTACCCAGATATTGAGCTATGTAAAGGGTGGCAAAAATAAACACGATGACGCTATTGACGTTCTCGTGGCGATAGCAGAGTCTTGTAACTCAGATCAAGTAGAATACCTAGACGCTAGTGAATTATTCTGATACACCTCCACGTTGCGCCTACTCACTACCACCCCCATGCTGATAGTTACCAGTATGACATCGTGTCAAGGAAATGAGAAGTGGAACAAATGTTCCATAAGAACACCGATAGTAGGCATTATAACAGTGGTAGATACGAACAGAAATCGTACACTTTTGAGATTGTTGTAGAATAGTATTGACAAAAGCACAAGCGTGTAGTATAATGATAAGTACAGTAGACGAACCAATGCCAATAAGTGTTACTAACTGTTGAAAACGAGCCAATAGTCCGCAAGACAGCGTAACTCGACAATATAGCACCAAAAGACCCTGCCACTACCGCAGGGCTTTTTTATTGTCTATTGTAGTTCGGTATAATAAAGATAGACTACTAATACAGGAAACATAGATGAACCCACTGAAAGCGATTAGGGACTGGCTTAAGCCTAAAAACGAAGTAAATTATATCGGCAGAGAGAGCTTCCGCACCTCTAACCCAGGCTACGATGTACATTGTGATAACGACACATTCGCAAGTGCCTACCCAAGTATCCGCCCGATCAGTGATGAGGCTATGCAGGTCGTACCATTCGCAGTAGATGAGAATGGGCAAAGACTAAATGTAACTCCACAAGCTCTTAATGCACTAGCGCACCCGAACAAAACTGACAGTGCTGTGCTGTTCCGCAAAAAGCTGTTCACATCTATCCTCACTAATCGTAACACCTATCTTCTAGTATGGCGCAAAGAGGGCAACAGGGCTGTTCCTGGTGGTGATATTACTAAAGACAATATCATCGGCTATACGTTCCTAGAGGGCTACTCTATCGTACTGGAAGATGGCGTTATTAAGTACAAGCAGGGTGAGCGAGTATTCACCGAAAACGAAGTGATGGTGTTCCCCGGCGGTGTAGATGGGTATAACCTCAATGCTGGATACTCTGCTACTACTGGAGCGTTACAGTGGCTCAAGCTAGATGACTTTATTGCTGACTACAACAAGGGCATGTTTGCCAATGGTGCAATCCCTGCCGGTCAGTTCATTATCACTGCTAAATCACAGACAGACTACAAAGACATCAAGTCTAATATGCAGCGTATGCACAAGGGTGCTGGCAACAACAACAATGTTATGTACACTTACCAGCCTGTCGGTGCAGACGGTAAACCAGCTCAAGCCCAAATCCAATGGATACCATTCGCTCTCAACAACCGAGATATGGCGATTGATATTATCTTCGACCAAGTAAACAAGCGTGTAGACCAAGCCTACGGAGTACCGGGAGTAGTTAAGGGTCACGATGAGAGTGCTAACTATGCTACAGCCGAAGTAGCAGACCGTAACTTTGCTAAGTACACCGTTAAGCCTCTCCTGACAATGCTCTATTCACAGCTGACCCACGAATTGAACCGTATTACTAACGGTCTAGGCTATGCTATTAACTACCTCTACGAAATACCAGCTATCTCAGACGCTGAAAAAGTAAAGGCAGAGGTCAAGACGCTCAACATGGGTATTCTGACTACGATGCTAGATAGAGGCTACGAACTACCAAATATCGTTAAGGCTTTTAGCTTACCAGACAACCTAAACCAGCTAGGAGAGGCTACAATAGCTGAAGATGATGAAGTTGAAGTCGATACTGGAGATGAAGTAGGAAACGCCCCAGACCAAGCTACAATGCGGAGCAGCGAACGCACAAACCCAAAAGCAGCAGCTAAGATTAAATCCGACAAGCAAAAGATGACGGAAGTAGCCGAGCAGTATATGCAGGCGTTGATTGATAGGGCTATTAACGAGCTTGACGAAACGGTACAAAACGCTGAGCAAGACGACCCGCAAGAAACCTTTGTCGATGAAATGATGATTGTCGCAGTGGCGATTATGATTGATCGAGGCGAGATACAGTACGCAGAAGGTAAGACTATTCTAGTTAAGGCTGGCATTGATACAAGTAACCTGACCGAGTTTGTGCTAAATGACGCCGCTAGAGATGCTTACAGAAACTATCTGAACGATGTTGCAAAGTCATACCGAGATGACACTGCTGAAAGTATTCGTAAGGTATTGGCTGACGCACAAGAAAAAGGCTTGTCTAATGCTGAAATCAAAAAGAACCTCAAGGGTATACTCAACACAGATCAATGGAGAGTGGAGCGGCTTGTGAATAACGAGCTGAATAAGCAGGGTGCGACTGGTGCGCTAGAGAGCATGAAACAAATAGCCGCGCAGACTGGTGTAGAGTTCGAAAAGAGCCTAGAGCATACTGGTACTCCTCAATGTTCGTGGTGCAAGTCAGAAGAAGGCAAGTGGTACGCTGCCGAAACAGTGATAATCCCTAAAGACGGGCATATAACTGATGACGATGGTAATATGCTGATTAACAAGTTCGCTGACTTGACATGTGGAGGATTACATGTTAATTGCTCAGGCAGAACCGTCTACCGCATCAAAGAATAGTGGTATAATAGATATAGCAAAGGGACTAAAAAAGTCCCCCTTGCGGCGACTAAACCTAAACAAGGAGAACTATATGGTTAGTATACCAAAAATATGCAAAATAGATAATAAATATTGCCTCGGTAGATATACATCTGGGTACTGCAAGCGACATTACGATAGTCTTAAATTACACGGTAACACTTACACTATAGAAAAAAACATAGAACTAAGAAGTGGGACATGTGTTGTTGATGGTTGCGATATAAAGTGGCAAAGAGGCAAGTTTGCTCACGGTTTGTGCCAGAAACACTATAGAAAGCTTTATAACTATGGAGATCCAACTTATAGCTATTATCACCAAAGACCACATATAGATTGTGGTGAGTATATAAAAATACCGACTAACATACCAGACAAATATTTGCTGTTAGATAATGACATGAAGCATGTAGACGATAGGCTATGGTGTATTGATAACGTCGGTTATCCTACCTCAAGATCAATGAGAGCTCACATCATGGTGATGGGAAGGCAGAAAAAAGGTTTCGAAATCGATCATATAAATCGTGATAGGCTAGACAACAGACGCAGTAACCTAAGAGTTGTAACCAAGGCACAGAATATATTCAACAGTAAACCGCGCTCATCATCTGGCTATAAAGGCGTATCGAAGAGTAGCGGTGGGTGGAGAGCCTACTACAAACCATACGGAAGTGGGCAGATACACATAGGCTGCTATAAAACACCAGAAGAAGCCGCAAAAGCATACGACAAAGTAGCAAAAGAAACGTGGGGTGAGTTCGCCTACCTCAACTTCCCAGAGGCTTAAACTGCTATAATAAAAGTATGATAAAAGTAACGTGTAAATACTGTGGGCGCTTCCTTTGCGAAGCAGAGTCGATGGTTGCTACTATTCCTTGCCAAAACTCAGCCTGCCGAGCGGAAAATCAAATAAAAATACTCACAAATGATACTCTAGTCGCCTATCAGTTTACTAACCCACCACGACCACCTAAACAGAAAAAGGAGAATAAATAATGCAACTATGCAATAGCCAAGAGAATATCATTGTGCGCTGGGGATCAGTAGCTAACTTTACGGTTAGTTCAGACATCTCAGGCGAGGCGACATTTAACGTCGGGAAAGAGGCAGAAGCCCCAGTTATCACTCACCCGTTCACTATTACAAACGGTGTCGGGTATATCTCACTCACCGAAGCAGAGACATCAAAGCCACTCGGTGATTACAAATACACGATTACGATTGATGGCGAAGAACTCCCCAACGATAAAGCAGAACTTCCAACATTCACCATTGCTGAAAGTATCGAACACGAGGAGACAGCATAATGACTAACATATCTATCAAACAAACGACACCTCACATCTCAATCAGGGCGAGCGGAAAACAGGGAGAACAAGGTAAATCAGCCTATGACATCGCAGTAGAGCAAGGCTTCGTAGGTACTGAGGCTGAATGGATAGCACAACTCGCAACTGATGCAGAACTCGCATTGAAAGCAGATAAAGCTACTACTTACACGAAAATCGAAGTAGACGCATCACTTGCTGGCAAAGCTGAAGCTATCCATGTTCATACCATATCAGATGTCACAGGACTTCAGTCTGCGCTAGATGGCAAATCTGCGACTAATCACACTCATACCGCCGCAAACGTCACAGACTTTGACGCCGAAGTATCAAACAATATTGACGTGGCGGCGAACACTGCCGCACGACATACCCATGCAAACAAGGCTATTCTAGATGCTACAACAGCATCATACACGACAGCGGACGATACGAAACTGGACGGTATTGAGGCTGGCGCACAGGTCAACACCGTCACCTCCGTCAACACTCGTACAGGCGCAGTCACAGGGCTGGCAGAGGCGTCAGACCTCACCGCTCACACGGGCAACACCTCAAACCCTCATAGCGTCACAAAGGCACAGGTGGGGCTAGGCAACGCTGATGACACAAGTGACATAAATAAACCTATCAGTACGGCAACACAGACAGCGCTGGATGGGAAATTTACCCAACGCACTATCACAGGCACAGCCAACCAAGTCACCGTCACCAACGGCGATGGGGTGAGTGGTAATCCTACGTTGTCTTTGCCAAGTGCTATTACAACACCAGGAACGCTTACAACAACTGGTGTATTGTCACCAAGTGCAGACTCCACCTACACCCTCGGCACATCATCTCTCTACTGGTCTAACACTTACACAGACCGTCTATACCTCAACTCCACGGCTTACCTCGATGGTGGGACGGCAGGGGCAGTGGGGATAACGGGAAATGTTGGCATCGGCACCACCACACCAGCTCACTTCCTTGACGTAACTAAAACCCTCAACAGTCGCACTGCCTACGGCATAAACTCCACCATGACTGCCTCGACATTGCAGTCAGACGTAGCCTCGACTGGCAACGACGAAACATTCACTAACTCGCATTATGCATGGAAGTTTGT